AAAGAATTCCTTTCGACTTATCGTACTTCAACGAGATAACCAATGGAGGGCTTCCTAACAAAACTCTTAATATTTGTCTTGCTGGAACTGGTGTCGGTAAGTCTCTTTTTATGTGCCATCAAGCTGCTAATTGCTTGATGCAGGGGAAGAATGTTCTGTATATAACTTTGGAAATGGCAGAAGAGAGGATTGCAGAAAGAATTGATGCAAACCTCATGGACATGACCATTGACGAGTTGCATGAACTACCAGAACAGTTATTCGATAAATCAGTTGATAAAATAAAAAAGAAAACTCAAGGGACTTTGGTGGTTAAGGAATATCCTACAGCATCGGCCCATACAGGACACTTCAAGGGACTCTTGAAGGAACTCGCAATGAAACGAGATTTTAGACCAGACATTATTTTTATTGATTACATAAATATTTGTGCATCATCTAGATTTAAAACAGGAGCTAATGTCGGATCATATTTCTATATCAAAGCGATTGCAGAAGAATTTCGAGGACTTGCTGTGGAATGTGAGTTACCAATCGTATCGGCTACACAAACGACTCGTTCTGGTTTCACGGCAACTGATATCGGATTGGAGGATACCAGTGAGAGCTTCGGTCTTCCTGCTACAGCGGACTTCATGTTCGCTCTCATCCAAACTGAACAGTTGGAAAAACTTGATCAAATTATGGTTAAGCAACTCAAAAACCGCTATAATGACCCTACCAAAAACAAAAAGTTCGTTATCGGAATTGACAGACCGAAAATGAAATTGTATGATGTTGAACAGCAGGCACAAGAAGATATTGTGGATTCTGGTCAGGATGATACACCCGCCTTTGACAAAGCTCATCAGATAGATACAACCGATTGGAAGTTCAATTAATATAAATACTATCTGAGGGTGCAAGTCAGGAAACATACCTACGGGGCATGACCACTCCCCTCTTTTTTGTAACATGGGAACTTGAACATCTTACCTTTAGTCTCTAGTTCCCCTTATCTATTTTAATCTATGAAGTCTTTCAAGACTTATATTACTGAAGCCTCAGATGTAGATGCAGTTATTAAGGCTGTAGGTGGTGGAGTAGACGCCGAGGCTGTATATGAAACATGGGTTTATATTGTTGCAAAAATCTCAGGTTCAAGAACATTACCTACTTGGAAAGAGGTTCAGAAAATAATATCGGAACCAGAAGTTGTTCCAGTTGGTAGGGAATGGATTAAGAATTTACACAGTCAGACTAAATCTGATGAATTTCTTCTTCAAGCTATCGAATTGATAGGTGCAGATATTAAGAAAGTGCCTAATGTATCTTGGGGTCCAAAATTACAAATTATTCATAAAAGTGTAGATGAATTTTACAGTAAAACTCCAGATCAATATAAAGAAAAAGGGAGTAAACAAAATACAGCTGATATAGTATTTGTAACTAAGGGAACTGTTTCTGGTTTATTGAAAGCACTCCCTAATTCGGTAATGAAATGGGATGATAATGGTAAAGTTACAATTCAAGATAAAGGTATAGAATTTGTTCAAGTATCATTGAAGAAAGGACAAGGATCTGCTAGAATAGGTAAATTAAATACTTTGATTAATCATATCTATGGTCAACAAGCTCAGTTGCCATCGAAAATGACACAGACCGAATCAGTCTCTTTAACAGAAGAATTTATAGAAGAGGGGTTTTGGGATACAGTTTCTTCCATTAAAGATAAAATTGTTCAAGGTACAAAGAAATTTATTTCATGGGCAGTTGGACTTTTATCTAAGATCAAAAGTTCAATAATAAAAGCTGGACAACGAGCTATAAAACGATCTCAAAGAACAAAAATTCATAAGTCCATGAATAATGTTCTTCAGATGACAAGTCAAATAAATGAAGTCTCTGGTGAGGAATTTCCTATCACTAAACCACTTATGAGGGAAATGGGAGTTCTGTATAATGAGATAGTCAAGAAAGATTTGGTCAATAAAGAATATGACAAAATAGTACAAAATGTAGCTGCCATCAATGCAATAGAAAAAGAAGGAAATGTCGATACTGTTATTTTAGATAATAAAGGTACAAATCCAGTATTAGATATTAGTACAGTTAAGGCCATTGCCAAACAAATATTATCTAGAAAAGTCGGAGATATTATTACTAGAGATGAGTTATTTCCAATATTGAAATTATCAGTAAATTATGCATCGTATTTAACTTTTAATACTATTTTGAATGATGTAAAATCTAAGGTAAAGGATTACAAAAAGGTATCAAAAGCTTTGGTCGCATTTTCGGCAAAATTAAAATCTGAAGCGATGTTTGGTAATACTCTACTACCTTTATACATTGTGTACGGAATGGGTGGGGGTGCCCACTATAAAGGAACAAGAGATGAGTTTGAAAACATGACTACGGCGACATTAGCTGAAAAGGGAAAGGAAATGGATGTTCCTTATGTCGTATTACAAATTTCAAAAACACAAGGTAAAAAACATAATGCAATTTGGGCTTTGGTATTAGCTGGTGTTCAAGGAAATGATAAGTCCATAAAACCAGAATATGTGAAAATTCAATTTATCAATAGGAGTGGAAGTACATTTAGCTATAAAATTGATGCAAGTACTACAACTACAAAATGGAATTAAATGTTAAACTTCAGAGATTATCTCGTAGAGGCGCCAGGAAAAAACTTGCACCTTGAACATATTGAAGATGAGATACTAAACAATGGCATTGAGGGTGGACGAGCTGCAATAAGGTTCATTCAATCACTCAGAGATATGTTGGCAGGAGATGCAAAATCCTCAGTCAACATGACTGTAAAATGGGATGGAGCTCCTGCGATATTTGCAGGGACAGATCCTTCAGATGGTCAGTTTTTTGTTGCGAAGAAATCAGTTTTTAACAAAGACCCGATTCTTTACAAGAAAAGTTCTGACATTGATGTTGATGGATATCTAGGAGAAGTATTCAAAACAGCTCTTGCAGAGTTTCCAAAATTGGGAATCAAGGGTGTTTTACAAGGAGATCTCCTATATATTAAATCATCTTTAGAATCTAGTATTGACGATCATTGGACATTTCAACCAAATACGATTGTATATGCAGTACCAAAAGATTCTGATGTTGGAAAGAAAGTAGGAAAGTCTAAGATAGGTATTGTCTGGCACACAACATACTCAGGGGATACTCTGGAAGGTATGACGGCTTCATTTGGAGATGTTCAACCTCTCAAGAATGTATCTTCAGTATGGCACACAGATGCAAGTTATAAAGACCTATCTGGGACAGTAAAATTTACAGGTGCAGAGACAGTTGCAGTAACTAAAGACTTATCTGAAGCTGGGAAGGTATTCCGAAGAATTAACTCTGGTAGAATCAAAGAGTGGGATGCACTTCAAACAAATTTACCGGCATCTGCACAATGGAAAACGTACCAAAATTCTCTGATAAGAGGGAGTGAGGTTAAAAATTCAAGGAAGATGATTGCAGATTATTTTCGGTTTGTTCATGATGCATTTCTGAAAATAACTTCAACAAAGAAAACGGAAAAGTCCAGACAACAATGGTCACAACGTAAAGAAGAGTTTTTCAAGGAACTGCGGCGACATACCTCAAACATGGTAGCCGTCTCTGACTTTATGATGAATATAGTAAGTGCAAAAAATAAGATATTAAAAAAGTTAAACAGTATAAAACAATTAGGAATAGGAACATTCATAAAGACAAAAGACGGATTTAAAGTTACATCACCTGAAGGGTATGTTGTCGCAGATAGTTCACAGAGAGCTGTCAAACTAGTAGATCGGTTGGAGTTTTCGTATAACAATTTCACCGCCATAAAAAATTGGGACAAATAGGAGTCACATGGGATTATTAAAAAGTTGGACAGAAGCAGTCCGAGAAGTTAGAGAACAAACAGGAGTTCGCAAAGTAGATTTTGTGGACGGAATTACACCAGACTTACAGGAGGCTAAACCTGAGTTTGAGGTAAAGTATGCATCTTCAAAGAAGGGACCAATTAAGGTCACTAAGTTTATGTCTTTGGAGGATGCCAAAAAGTTTCTTGCACAAGTCAAGAAAGAAGGAATGAATGGAATCATTTCCAAGGGTGGTAAACCTGTCAAAGAATCTCACATAGAATGTCCAAAGTGCAAAGGTGAAGGATGTGAACATTGTGATGGTTTGGGATACCACATGAAAGAAGAGGTTGAACTTGAAGAGCATTGTGGTGAGTGTGGTGCAATGGACCATGTTGATGAAAAGTTCAAAAAAGGTAAGTATACAGTTAGAGATGGAAACACCGATAAAGTGATTGGTACATACGATTCTGGTGAGAAAGCCGCAAAGGCAATGCATAAACTTCTGGATAGTGGTAAATATACTGATTTAGAAGTAAAAATGGAAGAATTT